GCATACGACATAGAGGCCGGGAGCGTCAAGCCTCACCCACAAGAGAGACTCCCGCCGCGCTATGATTTCGCCGTCGAGCTCGACCGTGTAGACCGCCGCGCTCATTCGGCGACCTTTTTCCAGCCGTCGGGATACGCCTCGGGAGTCCATACGTTGTTATCGAGCAAGGACTCGTAAAGCACGTCGCCCCAATAACCGCGCTCACCCTTGGAGAACGCGAGCCCCGCCGTAATGGTCGCCGGGATAATCCTCGCGCCGTTTTTATAGAGCACGTCCTCCCACAAGCTCGGCGCGGCCTCCGGCGTGTTTTCCGCCGTGTCCCACAAGTCCACCGCCGCCCGCTTGAGCGCACCTTTCCAGTTGATACGAGTCCCGGACTTGACGAGCGCCCCGCCGCCGGTGAGCGCCGGATAAAGCTCGACGGCTGTCGAGCCGTCCTTATCGTCGAGCCCGGCTCCCGCCGCCTTTTCAATCATAGCGCGGAGCTCCCGCGCCCTCTGTACGGTAATCATTCCGCCGCACCCCCTAACAGAATATCGAGAACTTTATCATTCTCGGCAAGCATGAGCGTACCGCTCACATTTTCCACGGAGCCGACCGGCTCGATACCGAGGAGCCCGCCGTCGGCGAAAGCGTAAACGAAGTCCTCGAGATATGTCGTCGTCTCGCCCGTCTCCTCGTCCTTGCGGTCGATTGCCGTCTTGATGCAAAAGCCCCCGGCCTCCGCCTCGTCGCACGGGACATAGCACCCGTTTTCGTGTAGGCGGACATAGACAACGGTATCGGAGTAGCCGACGACCTTTCCGCCGCTTTTGATAGCATACATACGTTATCCCTCCATTTTCGGCAGCTCTCCGAGCCGCTTTTTATAAAACTCCTCGAGTTCCTGCGTGTTCATCGTGCGGAGGAGGTTTTTCCAATACAGATTTTCCGCCCCCGCCCATTTCTCCGGGTCGAAGTCCGACGCGCCCTCGTGCTTGCCGTAATAGTGATAGAGGCCGTCGAGCATCTTTTGACGATACGCGCCCTCCGGCGTGTTTGGTCTGAAATGCTCCCATCCGTTTTCAGACGTTGCGGCGCAAATCTTCCGCCCGTCAGCGGCAAAGAGAAATCCGTCCCGCTCCGTTACGGTCGTCCCGTATCGGAGGTTAAAGGCTCCGTCGATGCCCTCGGCCTTAAAGCGCCGATAAACGACATATTCCATAGCTTACCCTCCCTTGAATAATTCACGATAGAGCCGCTCGACGCTCTGCTCCATGTGGTACGAGTGAAATCTTTTCATGTGTCCCCGCCATGACACGAGGGACGTTTCCACGTCCGCCGCCGTCATTCTGCCGGAGTCCACCCAACGCCGGAAAATGCGTAGCTTTTTCCTCATGTGCCGGATACCCTTGTACGTTGCCCGGCGGACGACTTTCCCGTTTGCGCCATATCGAAAGCGCACCTTGACGAATGTAAAGCCGCGCGTGAGCTTGATAATCTGCGTCTTTTTCGGATTGAGGCGGATACCGTGCTCGGCGCATAGCCGCCGGAGCTCCCGGAGGCAAATCTCGAGCTTTTCCTTTGACTCGCTGATGATACACCCGTCGTCCATATAGCGAGCGTAATACTTCATGCCGAGCACGTCCTTGATATAGTGGTCTATCCTGTTCGGCAGGGCGAGCGCGGCAATCTGCGAGACTTGGCTCCCGAGGCCGAGCCCCACGTCGCCGAAGTTCTGAATAAAATATTTCGAGAGCGCGACGAGGCGGTCGTCGATGCCGCTCCGCTCGAACTCTCGAAAAACGGGCTCATGCTGTGCCGTATCGAAATACTTTGAAAAATCGAATACGAGGACGTAGCCCTCCCGCCCGTGTTTTCTGTAATGCTCCGCGAGAAAGTGCGTCACCCGGGATACGGCGAAATCGTACCCTTTGCCGCGCAAGCTCGCTCCGTTGTCGTAAATGAACGACCGGGAGAGCATCGGCACGAGGCAGTAATCGCACAAGCACCGTTGTACGACGCGCTCGGAGATATGGACGCTCCGAATATGCCTCGGCTTTCCCCGCTCCACAATATCGAACTCGTAAAAGCCCTTGGAGCGGTATCTCCCGGCTATCAATTCCTCTTGTGTCTTTGTGACGTTGGCAAGCGATGCGGCTTTGTATCGTTGTGTGCTCGCTTTCCACCCAACGCCACGGACGGAGGCGCGGTAGCTCTCATAGAGCCGCTCGAATGAGAAAACCGTCTCGAAATCTCCGTACTCTCGGAGCGCGGCGGCTTTCTTTTTCATTCGTGCGGCCTTGCGACGCTGATGCCGTGCCTCGCGTCGTTCTGCGCTGTTCATAAAATAAAAATACCTCGTACATTTCTTTCTCGGCGTGTTGTCTAAAATGCGTAACGGCGAGCCATGAAAGCACGGAAAACACGCACTCCGCACCCATGCAAGGAGCGTCCGGCTAACCGTATCGCGGTATATGTTTGTCCGACGGCGCGAGGCCGTCAGAGAGGTTATATTCCCCTTTTATATGGGGACTGCTTTCGCTCCGTGAGGAGTTATTCGGTCTGCCCCGTGTCGATATAAAATCCGGGCGCGAAGCCGAGGGAATAGTTCGCGTTGTTGTTGTTGACTGTCCCGTCGGTGTTCACATTCACGAAATTGTTGGAGTTGCTCGCATTCGGAGAACGGAGCCACCAATTAGCGGCGATACGGAATATAACCTAATCACGCGGAGGATTAAGCTCGCGCCTTATCGCTCCGTTTGATTTTAGAGATTTGCGAGAGCTCGTCCGTAATGAGCTTTACCCACTCTTTGAGGACGTTCGGCGGTATCTTCTCATGGTTGACGGTCAGATACGCGAGGTCGAGCACGTCGAGCATCGAGTTATAATAACCCTGTGCCGTCTCGTAATACTCTTTCCGCCGTTGGATATTCCGGCGGCGTATCTCCTCGGGAGATTTCTCGTCAACGTAAATGAGGTTTGCCGTCTTTATCATGCGATAAGCCTCTCGCGCCGCGTTGTAGAGCGGCAAGGAAAAATAAAAGGTGTAGCTTTTCGGCAGGATGCGGACGCGGTTGTATGTGAATACATAAATCTCGCGGGCGAGGTTGATATACTCCGCCGGGCTTTCGCCGCGTCTCGATTTTGGTACGGACATTTTCTTTCCTCCTCGCCGACTATGCGCCCATTGAGGGCGCAAGTCTCGATTTCCGAATTATACGCAAAAGCCGGGCGCGAAGCCGAGGGAATAGTCCGCGTAGCCGGAGTCGACTGTCCCGCCGGTGTTCACACTCACGAAAACGTAGGAGTTGCTCGCAACCGGAGAACGGAGCCACCAATACCACGTCCCATCTCCGACGTGCTCTTTCACGCGGTCACGCTCCCGCTTGAAAATCTCAAGTTGAACGCTGTCCGGCTCCTCGTTCCACCAATCGCCCGCGCCGAAAACGTCGGTCGCGGAGGGTATCCACAGAGTATCCGCGTACTCGTGACGTTCTCCGTCGATTTCCTCGGACATGAAACGAGGCTCGAACGCCTCCGCGAGCTCGTCCGGGAAAAGCGGGAGAATATCCTCGAGGACGTGTCGCCGCCCCTCGCTCTTGAGGTATCCGCCCTTGTTGGTCGGCGTGTCGTTCATGCGCCACTTTTCCGCGAGGGAGTCCTCGAGGACGAAGCGGGCGCGCTTCTCGTTGACATATCCGCCGCAAACGGCATTGACGAGCTCGCCGTTTTTGAGCTCGATAGCGAACTTGTCGCCCGGACGGATAAGCTCGAGGCCGTTCCCGCTCGAAATGGCCTTTTTGAGTTCCGCGAAAGAGATTTCCTTGTTCCTTGTGGTAATGAGTTGCATCGTCTTTTCCTCCGTTCAAAAGATTTTACAGAAATAGTGATTGCCGATAATCATATCGACGCTCTCGTTATAAGGCGCGGTCGAAAAATAGACCGTATCCTCTGAAAGAATGTGCTCCCGCTCCTCTATGGCGGTATGCACCGCGAGATATTGCTCCTTGTCCGGCTCCGCCGAGTAGAGGTACGGAGCGGGGGAGAATTGCCATACGTCGCCGTATTTCTGAAATACGACCTCCTCGACCGTATCCGGGAAATAGTCGGAGAGCATACGGTTTAGAACGACCTCGACGACGGCGACTTGTCCCTCGAAGCTCTCGCCGCGCGCCTCGTGGTAGACGAGGCAAGCAAGGATATAAACGTCCTCGTCGCTGAAATGGAGCTCCGCGTATCTGTTCTCGGGCTCCGGCTCTACCGTCAGCTCCTCCGGCGTTTCCTCCGCCGCCTCCTGCCTTGCCGGTGCTATGTATGTCAGCGTTTGCCGTTCTGCCGCGAGTGTGCTTGTCCGCTCCGCGACCGGCTCCGGTGCTGTCTCTCGGATGCGGAGCGTCACTATGAGCACCAACGTAAAGAGAAGAGAGGCGAGGAGGGCGGCTTGCATCCGGCGGCGCTGTCTGCGGCGTTTCCGCCGCTCCTGCCTTGTCATGACCTACCGGCCTCCGGCGTATCCTCTGCGAGTACGATATACTCGCACTCCCGGGCGATTGCCGTCCACCGAACGCCCCACTTGCGGGCGGCGGCGTGTACGGCCTCGTATTTGTTCACGCCGTTTACGGTGAGCTCGCCGTATTCCTTGTGACGGACGAGGTATAATTTCATCGTCCCGGCAAAGCGCGGGCGGTATCCCGCCGGTGCTGATTGCTCGTGCTTCATTCTGCTACCCTCCCGTCGATAAGCTGAAAGCTCTCTCGGATAGTCACGGGCTCGCGTCTGCCTACGTCAAACTCGAGGACGCAATATCGCCCGCCGGGATGAACGTAGACGACCGTCCCGGGGATTGCTTTCGGCTTGCCGTCCTTGCCCGGAACGTCGAACGTCGCGGGCTTTACCGTGATGCGGTCGCCGAGCTTAATCATTCGACCACCTCCGGCGCGTCTGCCGCCTCTGCGGGCTTGTCCGCCGCCGGAGCCGTCTTATTGTTCGCCGCGCGGAGGAAAGCGTCTCGGAGCATATTCACGAGTGGGGAGGCCGTCGTCGGAGTCGCCGGAGCATCCGCTTTCAGCTTGTCCATGTCCGCCCGCTCGACGAAACCGCATAAAATCGCCGCCGAGACTACCTCACCAACGAAGCCGCCGACCTCGCTCTCGGCGAGCGTCTGCGTCCTCGTGCGGACTTTGAAAGCGCCGGTCTTGAAATCAAAGACGACATACGCCCGCTTTCCCTCCGGCGGCTCGATTTTGACCGCCGCCGCGTCCGCGATAACTTCCTCCGGGCTCGGTACGGTATAACCGGCCTTTTTCAGAGTGTCCAGTTGTGCCGCGTCGAGGGCGAACGCCTCTCCGCCGAGTTTCTTTGAATAGAGCTTTTTCATTTGTGCGACCTCCTTAATCGTTCGACTCGCTAATAACGGCGATTTTTGCAAGGGCGGACGTTTGCGCCCATTCCTCGGCGAGAATACGGGAACTCCGCTCGAACTCCTGCGAGAGTGCGGCGAAAGCGTCCTCGTTCCTGTCCTTGACCGCACTCCACATTTCCTTGTGAACTTTCTCAATGTCGGTGTGCATCTGCTTTGTGCGCTCGATGCACTCTTTCAGCTCCGCCCACGCC